GATTGTCGTTCATAGGGTAATAGTAGCGTAATTAATGTAAAGGTCAAGATTTTTTAATCAAATAATGTTTTAATCTCGCCGCGAAACGGCTCAAGTACCTGCTTATCCTTGTAGTACTTAACGCACCTCCCCCTAAACCTAATATAAGCATCGATCATAGAGTGTGGTACAACGGGGATGCGATGAAGAGCAGAGCGGGATAGAGCAATCCGAAGACCTTCAGCTTTATTAAAGCGATCTCCTTTAGTGGTATTGGCGCGGCTCCAACCGATCACAATAGAACCATTCTCGTGATGAGGAACAGCTGCAAGTACACCAACACTTTGACCGCGTTTGTTGCGGGTATACTCATGTAGAATATTACCTGGTAGACCTTTAGGCATAAAAAAATTAATTATATTTAATATCGGTAACAAGTGCAACCTTAAAAGCCCGCCAGTCCTTTTTATTGATATCGAATACAGAAAGAGTTTCTTTGTTCTCTTCAGTCTTTTTTAATCCAGTACCCTTAGGGGCTTTATCAGTAGGAATAAGATCTGATACTAGAGTACATTCCATAACGCGAACCTCTCCATCCTTTTTGTTGAAGGTAATGGTAGGTGGTGTGGGGCTCTTAAGAGCTTCTTTAATTTCTTCGTAGGTGTAGGTTTTTTTATTCATAATTAAATATATCCTTGTTCATCAACAATCGCCATAAGGATCTTCTCTGCATTCTCTTGAATAGAGGGATAGCAAAGAGTATTAAATGCGTCACCGTGTTTAGCAATAAACTTCTCCCAGTCCTTCTTTTGCTCTGGAGTAAGAGGTATGTTTACAGGACGTGCTTCAGATGCTTTACGGATAATGTCAACCAGCTTATCTTCGATAAGACGAGCAGCAGCAGTAATTGCAGACTTCTCTGGGTGAATTTGCTGACGAATAGAAGTGCATCCTTCTTTAATATGAATGAGCCAAAAGCCTTCGCGCAGACCATCATAACTGTAAGGATCGTTTGCAGGAACGAACTTCTTACCTACCTTGCGGTAAAGGCGCTGGTCTTCTTTAGCAGCTGCACTTGCAGTTACCGGATCAGTCTGGAACTTATAGTTAAGTTCGGAACGAAGACGTTGGCATTCGTTCTGATAGTATTCTAAATCTTTATTCTTTTTCATTTTATTTAAAAGTTATTTTTTAGGTTTCATAAAAATTGTTCCTCTATTGATATTTCCAAGAAGACAGTCGTAAGCATCAAATCGTCCTTCGTCTCGTCCTCGCTGAACATCATCTCGATGAAGATTGTTTTTATAAAGCATATTTAAAGCCCTTAAATGCTTCAACCATTTTACTAATTTCTTCTGATCAATCTTATAGTAGGTGTCATTAGGATCAACCACTTCGTCTTCCCAAGTTTTTACATATGTTTTCATTTTAAATCCTTTTCAATTTCAAAGGTGAATGGTTCAACCGGTTTTCTATCATCAAATCGTTTGATAAAGGTTCGCGCTTTTTTAGGTAGTTTATAAAAATAGCAACTAATAGTAGATATGACTGTTATACGATCGCAGTAAACTAAAACACTATCGGTACCCATCTTACGTTTAACTGCATGAGCAATAGGGCAGAGGAAGCAATTATTATTAAGCCCCTTATCAATATCTTGTTGAGTCACTTCAATTTTCATAGTATATAATATATTCTTTATTGACTTATTATATTACTGTTCCAATGTTTATTTTTACTCTCCCACCAAAAGGTTATGTCATCGGTTTCATCATTATAATACTCCCCGACTATATTAGATTTAAATTTGCTACCTACATTTTCAAAGAGAGTAACAGTGGTAACATAAGTACGATAAGTCTGTAAATTATTTCGCATCCATTCGGTGATGTAGGTATAATTACCCCCGCGTATGACTGCAGCTTCAACTAGTATTGCATGCTTATTTTTATAGCTATCAGCGTGAAGCTTGAGCGTTTCAGATAGTTCTTTTATATATGTATCGTCCCATTTCTCATCTGGATAGGGCACATCAACACCAAACCCATCAGCAATCTCTTCGTTATGGGTTAATTTATGTCTGAGTATTTGTCCTACTATTGAAGAGTAATCGGTAGAAACCGTTATGATAGTTGAATTAGAAGCGTTTAATCCAGCTGCTAGTAATTTATCTCCTACCTTATTGATAAGAGAGAGTTCTGCTTCCCAAGTAATTAGTTTTTCTTTTCTAGTGCTCATGGTTCGTAATACGCTTCTTGATGGCAGATGGTACATTTAAAAGTAACAAAAAGCAAGTCTAAAGTGAACCGAACTCCTTTTTCACTTGGGCCCGAAACCCACTCATTAGCTTGCCAAGTAAAAGGTATAACATCTACCCCCAGACGGAATCCGTCTCGGCGATGAGCTTTAAAAGTAATACGGAAACGTGGTTTAGTTGGAGTCATTTTATTTATTAAAGAAAAACTTATGAGTAATCATTGCAGATAGTACCCCAAATGCTCCTCCAATGCAATAAGCAAATGCTTCTATTACAGTACCTACCTGGGGCAGTAAACGGAACAAAATTAGGTTAAAAACGGATATAACCATAGATGTGACTACAGCAGCAGTATAGCGCTCGCTGTTAACGTTACGGGATTGAAAGCCTACTGCAAATACAGAGCAGTAGGTCGCGCCGAAAATAATTAAGGAGTTAATCACCGATACATTCTAGTACCGGCGCAAATTAAATCAAGCTAATTTAGCTTGAGACTCTGCTAGTACTTCGGCTGAAAGGTTTCTACCTTTAGCAATAGCTGTCTCTAAAGCAATAACTGCTTTAGATTTATTACCAGCAATAATACAGAACTCAAATAATCTCCAGTAGAACTGAGCGTCGGCGGCACCAGCGTTAGCAGCGAGCCATGTATCAAACATAGCAATAAGTTCTACAGCTACTTCAGAAGTAGGCGAGGTATCAGCGACTAAATTGACATTAGAACGCCAGCCTTCAAGACCTTCAGTAAATTCTCTAACGGATAATGTTGTATATGACATATAGGTATATTTACATAAAAAAAGCCGCATAATGCGGCTTTGTAATAATTTATATTCAGTAGCAGTATTAACCCATTAAGTTATATGCCCGGCGAGTATTTTTGTCACTTACGTCATATGTGTCTGCACTTAAATCAAGACTATATGTGGTTGTAGTACCAACGTAATTGATTACAACTGCTGATTTATCTTTTAAAAGAACAGCAAACGGTAATGCAGCACCGGCGGCCCCACTTACGTTAACAACGAGGGTAGTAGGAGCATCCCCTGAAGGTACACCGTTAATATAAGGCTTGAGGGTAAGTCTTTTACTTACAGCTAATGCTGAAACAGTAGGTACTGTGTTACCTAATTGCCAGTTAGCTTGCTCATAAGCTACACCAGTAACAAGATTGCCGTTAAGAGCACCAGCTGAGAAGAGAACAACTTCATTACTAGTAGAAGATAATCCAAAGTAACTAGTGTCAGAAACACCTAGATTTGTTGCAGAGTAGAGGGCGTCGGTAAAGAATGTAGCCATAATGTATTAATATTTAGGAAGATCGAGTCTATTTATTAGCTCTTTTTCTTCTTTTTCGACTTACTCTTTTTATCTACAAATAATGTAGGGACAATTACAGGTGCTGGCTCTTCAAAGGTAACTTCAGACGCTGCAATGTTTGCAGGTATACCTTTAAGGTTATCTGGTAGCTCAACTTCAATAGAAGCAACAGGGCTAGCTTCGACACTATTAATAGGTTCGGTAGTAGCGCTCTGGTTCTCTAGCACTTGTTCCTCTACGGAGATACTAGGTTGCTTTTTAGAAAAAAGTTTAGCAAAAAAAGCTTTAATTTTGGATAGCATAATAATATTACTTACTGTTTTTGTTTACGTCCTTCAATAGAAACATAATTCTTACGAAGATCTTCTACTGAGCCGTACTTCTCAACAAGCTTACGAATATATGCTAAAGAGGTGTATCTGTTGGTTTTACCTGTTACTGGGCATGTCAATGAGAGAGGTAAAGGGAACCCACGATTAGTTTCTTTTAGAGATTTAGTTTGGGCTCTCTTTAAAGAAGGCGATCTACGCTTTTTTACTGGCAAGCTAGTAGCTCCTGAAGTTGCGCCTACAATTGGATTTAATGGTTTAATTTCAGTTTCATTCATACGTTATTACTTAGACGTATGACTTAAAATTCAAGTTAGTATATCCAATTATTTAGCATTAAATAAAAACCCCCAGAGCTCTTGCGAGTCTGGGGCACGTTGTTTTTATTGAGGTAATCCGTTAGTCTCCCCTCAAGATGTCATTGCTTGAGGCGAACCTTTCGCATGATTAGAATATAGTAGAGTCTTATCTTAACAACTCAAGCTTATAATTTGTCGAGCTTAGTTACTAAATCGCCCATGTCCCCTTGTTGTAGTTTAAGAGCAAAAGCAATAGCGCCGGGACCAATCAATGCCATTATCGCTGGAGGTAAATGAGCTAGTAACTCTGTCATATGAGGAATTGAGGGAGCAAAACTTTGAATAGCTGGAATAACAGCAACCGCTGCTGATATTAAAAACGCTTTAGATTTAGCTATGTTAACCTTTTTGAGTGTGTCTTTGCAGCGATCCTTATGGGTCTTAATTAAAGTAATAGAAATAGCAGAGTGAGTGGTAACCATTTTATCGTATACATCCTTATATATAACAGCTAGCTTAACTGGAGTAGCAGCTACTACAGTAGCATTACGTGGCGCACCAGATACTAATGCTCCTTCACCAACAAATACGCCTGGCCCTAGAGTTGCAAGCTTGATACTCTTTGGACCTTTCAATATGTCTACCTGACCATTCAATACAATAAACATAAAGTCACCGATGTCGTTTTCCTTTATAATACTATCTCCAGCATTATAGTTCTTACCATTAAAATATGTTGCTATCTTCTTAACTAACTTATCTGGAACCCCTATAAATAAAGGACTGTTGCGGATTTCTTCGTATTTAACTTTAATTTTCTTTTCCTTAGCCATATCGATACTTATAAGTATACTCTATGAAACGGTTACTAATAGCTTTACTACTTGCTAATACTACGCAAGCATCAGATATGGTACACGCCTTTAAATCCCCTGCATTTAATGGTATTGGCTATTCTTCCCATATGCTCACAACTGAGAATTTAGCGCGTACTCGTAAGCAGTCTATTAAAGATACTGCTAAAGCTGAAATTGAACAAGCTAAGATACAAGCTTCAAACACCCCATTAAATACGTTCATTAATAACTTACAAGCTAGAATTTACTCTCAATTAGCCTCTCAAGTTACCGATGCTATATTTGAAGCGGGAGAAGCTACTTTTGGAGTTATTAATTTACAGGGAGGGGCTACTGTTACTTGGCAACGAAGCGGGGACTTTGCTACTCTATTCATAGTCGACCCAACTTCTGGCACTACTACTCAAATCACAGTACCAATCGGTACACTCAAGCCAGGTGGTGGTTAATGAAATACTTCGCAATAGTATCATTGCTGCTGTTGACTGGCTGTGGGTCTATACCTTCTAAGCCAACTATAATCGAGTCTCCTAAGTCTCAGCGATCCCCGTTAGAGCTGCAATTGTTAAACCTGCCTGTAGTAGATGCACCAGAGATGACTATAGCCGTCTACGGTTTTGCTGATAAGACCGGACAAAGAAAGACAGCTGATGCTTATGCTACTTTTTCTTCAGCAGTTACTCAAGGGGCTGAAAGCTGGTTAATAGATGCTTTACGTTCAGCCGGTGCAGGTAAATGGTTTAAAGTATTAGAGCGAGTTAGTTTAGATAATATAATTAAAGAGCGTCAGTTAATATCTCAAACAAGAGAAACCTTTCAAGGTAAAGATGCAGAGAGATTGACCCCAATGTTATTTGCTGGAGTGTTAGCAGAGGGCGGCATTATCGGTTACGATACTAATATCTTGACTGGTGGTGCTGGTGCGAGTGTACTCGGTATTACTGGTAACACTCAATATAGAAAAGACGTAGTAACGGTTTCATTACGCTTCGTGAGTGTACAGACCGGAGAGGTACTAGTGAGTGTAGCTGTTACTAAAACCATCACGAGTGTAGCTCTAAACGGTAACTTATATAAGTTTTATGAACACGGTACATTACCAATTGAAGCTGAAATAGGTTTGACTGCTAATGAGCCTAATACTATTGCGGTACGAAGCGCTATCGATCAAGCTGTTATTGATATTATACATGAAGGGGTCAAAGTTGGGTTGTGGAAGTTTAAGAAAGTCGAAGTAAAAAAGTAAATCCTACCAATAAAACATAAATATAGTTATGAAACACCCATTCATAACCCTCGGTATCTTCCTATTCGCTTGTAAAGCGTTCGGGCAGAACCAATTATACGTAAATCAAATAACTACTGCTGGTAGTACAACTTTTATCCAGGTTGGAACCGGTAATAGAGTCGGCTCGTCCGGTACGTTCAGTAACATTACTGCAGATAATATTACGTTTGAAACAAGACAGATCGGAAATAATAACGCTACGGATTTTTCTATAACCGGCGCAAATAATTTAAAGCTCCTATCAGTTGTTAACGGTAATAGTAATACTCAACAATATTATCTAGATGGTACTGATAATAATATGAATATTAATTTAGCAGGTAATAGTAATAATGTACTTGTTAATAAAGACGTTACTGTCGATCACACTTCTAATACAGATACAAGTAAAGCTACTTTAACTAATACTGATATGAAATTGAACGTTGTAGGTAACTCTAACGATTTAAAATTTGGTATTAAAGATGCTAACTATAATTATATTGACTACTCTATAACCGGTAACTCTAATACTGTTAAGTCTACTCAAAACGGTAATACTGGTGGGGTTGCAGCTAAAGACGGACACGAACAAACTGTTACTATTCTCGGTAGTACTAACGACTTAACTGTGTATCAAGCTGGTATCGAGAAGCAAACACTTCAATACAATTTAACGGGTAGCGCTAATACGGTACGTATTATACAGACAACTACTGCTACAGCTCCTAATTTAACTTACGGTGGTACTGCAGGGCCAGCAGGTACAGGTACGACTACTACAGCCATAACCCCTCCCGGGCCTTAATTAATGTACAAAGCCGTTATAGTCTTTATAGCGGCTTTTTTGTGTTTGCAGGCCTATGGTGCAATTGGTAAGCTAACTGAGGTAACTGGTCCTACTCAGATAACTAGAGATAAAGATAAGATTGAAGGTAAAGTAGATGTAGGGGTAGAGATGGAAGATAGAATTGAGACTCTTAAAGCTAGAGTTAGTATTACTTTCGAGGATGATACTAAGATGCAGATAACAGAGTACTCTAAGCTAACCATCGATGAGTTCGTGTATGATAAGAGCACAAAGAAAGGCACCCTATCAGTTAAAGCTGCTTTCGGTACAGTAAGATATGCTTCCGGTTTAATAGCTAAGAACAGTAGAGAGAACGTAAGAGTGACTACCCCTACTGCTAAGATATCAGTTAGAGGCACAGACTTCTCTATGTCAGTGGGTGAAGATGGAAAGAGCTTAGTTATCCTGTTACCTTCTATTCCTTTAGCTGCCGGGGGAGTGCCTGTGATAGGTATGATTGAAGTGAGTAATATGGGTGGTACAGTATTGCTCAATCAACCATATCAAGCTACTTTAGTCTCTTCTTTAAACGCCCCTCCATCTAATCCAGTTATATTAGACTTCCAGGATGAAAGTAAAATTAATAATATGCTTATAGTAGAAACCCCGAAGTCAGTGGTGCAGGCAAATAAGGAAACTAAGAAGAATCAACAGCAAGTAGTTGCAGCTGATAATTCAAGCTCTACCCAGAAAGGAAGTAAATCTGCATCTAAAACTAAAATGACTCAAGTTACAGATACTGGAGGGGATAAGGGCTCGGTTGAAATAATAGGTAGTAGTGAAGTAGCTGGGGAGGCAGCTAGTACCCCGGCTGAAGCTGCTGTTGCGCAATCTGATACAAGTACTGCTACTATTAGTATGCCGACTACTACTTTGAACTTAAATGCAATACAACCTGAAACTATGCAAGCAGTAGCTAATACTATAGCTGCTACGATGGTAAACACTACAACCAACTTACCGACCCTCCCTTCAATTACATATACTACTGGTACTGGCTTTTCTTCTGATGGAGTGACTGCTACGTATACTCTAGAGAAAAACGGTAGCGTTATTAAATATGTAACTAAAGCTAATACTAACGCTACGCTAAATGTAACCACCAAGGACGGTAGTCAATCAATACCTCTTAACTTCGGCGGGAAGAGTACTATAACTATAATTCAAAAATGAAGCACCACTATAAAACTATTGCAGTAGGTTTAATTCTATTAGTATCTTTAGTGGTACTAAGAGTTTGGGATCCGTATCCTATTGAAGTGCTCCGATTAAAGGGACTTGATTATTACCAACGTAAGCAAGAAAAGGTAAGAAGCGACAATATAGTTGTAGTAGAAATAGATGAATCCGCGCTTGAGAAGAACGGGCAATGGCCATGGAATAGAGAAGTATTAGCGGAGGGAATAAAGAAGGCATTTGAAGGAGAGGCGGCGGTTGTAGTGTTACCTATTATATATGCTGAGCCAGATAGGCTAGGCGGGGATCAAATATTTATTGACACATTACAAAAGGTCCCGGTCATAACATCTCAATCTGCTTCTACTAAAGGCAAGGGGGTACCCGTACCTAGAGGGGTAGCTACTATTGGTAACGGCATTGAAGACTGGTTATATGATTACCCGGCAGCTATTGGACCAATTAAAGAAATTGGAGAGGCTTCAGCAGGGGTGGGTATGTTATTAACTGCCCCGGAATTAGATGGCGTGGTAAGACGTTTACCTTTACTAATACAGATCAATAAAGAACAATACCCTACCCTACCTTTGGAAGTATTAAGAGTAGCAGGTAATGAGCCTAGCTATCAAGTAAAGATGTCTGAAGCTGGGGTACAAGCTGTAAGAGTGAAAGGCACCCCTGCTATCAAGACCGATGCTAATGCTAGAGTTTGGCTCAATTTTAAATATAAGTTTGATTCTATTCCTTACACTAAAGAGCAATGGGATGTAAAAGATAAGATAGTGGTAATAGCTTTAACAGCTGAAGGATTAGCTAATACCGTTGCAACCCCAGTAGGGGTTAACTACGGATATGAATTGAACTTACAAGCCTTACAAATGCTTATAGATGGCAATAGATTAGAGCGTCCAGCTGAGTTTGATCTATATGAAATGGCTATTGGTTTAGGTATCGGTATTATTCTAATAGCTTCCATAGCTTTCTTTAGTTATATCCCAAATGTTATAATATACCTAGTAGCTATTATATCTCCGGTATTAATCGGATTTAACATGTTTAACACTAAAGGATATCTAGGGGACTATACTTGGATAGTATTAGCAGCTAGTATTACCTGGATGGGTGCATTATTTATGCGCTTTGTGCAAGAGTTTAAACTAAAGAATCAAATTAAAAAACAATTCGGCTCTTACGTAAACCCAACTATAGTAGAACGTTTACAGAAAGATCCAAGCTTAATTAAGTTAGGAGGAGAGCGTAAAGAGCTATCTATTGTTATGACTGATTTGAGAGGTTTTACCACTCTAGGGGAATCGTTTGGGGATGACGTAGAAGGTTTAACTCAGATTATGAACGATTATATGACTGCTCTAAGTATTCCAGTATTAAAAAACGATGGTACCTTAATTAAGTTTATTGGAGATGCCTCGTTACATGTGCACGGTGCGCCTCTAGACGATCCTGACCATGCAGTCACTGCCGTGCTTACTGCTCAGCAAATGATTAAAGCAATTGAAGGGTTTAATAAAGAGCTTACCGCTAAAGGACGTCCTCCAGTAGGTATGGGTGCAGGCGTTAATACCGGCGAGACTCTAATAGGTAATATTGGTGCTAAGAGTAAATTCGGGTACGACGTGTTAGGTGACTCCGTCAGTACAGCAGCTCGTCTAGAAGGACAGACTAAGAGCTATGGTGTATTATGTATTATTGGACCAAAGACTAATGAGCTAGTTAAAGACAGAATCTTTACCCTAGAGCTAGATAATATAGCAGTTAAAGGCAAAACTGTTGGCTTACGTATCTATACACCTTTATTTGTATCTGATGCACATGCTGCAGCCGAATACTTGGCCGGCCAGGAATATCATAACGATATGTTAAAAGCCTATCGCGCTCAAAAGTTCGACCAGGCAATTGAGATGTGTCGAGAACTAGTAGGCGAGTTCGACGGACAAATGGATCACAGCTACGAGTTATGGATCGAACGCTGTGAAGATATGAAGAGTATAAAGCTCCCTAAAGATTGGGACGGGATCCATAGAGCTACTTCAAAGTAACTGCGTTATGTACAACTGGGTAATGGTTTACTTTCCAATCTAAAGATATAGTATTGGTAAATATATTTGTAGGAATAAGAGGGTCGTGTGCACCGTCTTTAAGTAATAGATTGTAATTATCTTCAGGGAGGGCAGCGAGTTCTTCTACTCTACGTGGGTAGAAACTCTTATTTAATATACCTTGACCTTCCATGAGCATTAACCAGCTCGGTAAACCGATATTAGTCATTGACGAGTTAAGGTAGCTATCTTCTTCTAAAGGTATATATTTGTTACGATGTATTACATCTGCTATAGTATCAACTATAGTGTTTTTAGTTCTAAACTCTTTCCAAAACGGAGAGTCGTTTCTGTTAACGTAGTAATGTAATTGAAGCCCGGCGAGTATATTATTATTAATTTTACTAAAATAGTAATTGAAGTTGTCTCTGGCTTCTTGACTGTCTTTATATAGTTCTGATAAATGACTAGTTAGTCTATCTATCATTATTACTTGTATCCATACAGAAGTAGCTTCAATTGGTTCAGTAAACCCAGCTGCAAGTCCGATAGCCATACAATTTTTAATACAAATTTTTTCATAATAACCAGCACTAAAGTTTAATATACGGGGCGAGGTTACTTCATGTCCTAATAGCGCCTCTACTTCCTGCTTTGCTTGATCAGCGTTTATATAATCTGAATCATATACATAACCACAACCGTATCGATTACGGAGCGGTATCTTCCACATCCATCCATACTTTAACGCTATAGCATCTGTACAGTTATTAAAGTTATCTGGATCTATTTTAAGCTGAAACGGTAAAGCCTGTTTAACTGGTAAGTGCTTTGCATAACTAACCCAAGGAGATTTAAAATGCTTACCGATTATTAACCGTTTGAAACCGGTACAGTCAAATACAAAACTACAGGGTACTTGTTGCCCGCTTTCAAGACCTATACTAGTTATATAGCCACGCTCATCATCAACAATAGAAGTAACCTTACCTTCAATTCTAGTCACCCCACGTTTAATGGCTTGCTCTCTTAAGAACTCAGCTAATAAGTGTGCATCGAAGTGTAGAGCATAAGGTAACATCTTGTCGTGCTCTTTAGTAACGTTATTATAGGCAAAAGGGCTATTGCGTAAGTTATCATAAAACTCGCAATTATTAATAAACGGTGTATTATTGTTTAAGTTCTGAAGTAACTTTTTAGACTGCGGGCCGCAACAGAAAGAATGAAAGTAATTTTTATCGTCTCCGTTCCAGTTTACAAAATTTATTCCTAATTTAAACGTGACGTTACATTTTTTATAAAACTCAGCAAACGGTATTTTTAGTACGTCAATTAAAAAATTCACTAGAGCTGGAGTCGAGCCTTCACCTGCGCCTAATATACCTATCTCCTCGCTTTCTATAACTATTACTTTTTGAAGAGGCTGCGCTATTCTTCTTACATTTAACGCAGTTAGCCAGCCAGCAGCACCGCCGCCGACAATAACCAGGTCTTTACTCTTTTGTATCTCCACCTTAATACTTAAAGGAAGAGTCTATAAACTCAACCTTGATCGTAGTATTGTTTTGTCCCAGCGCAGCCGTATACAAAATAACCTTGGAGGTAATAAAGAGATGTAAACTCGTAACCTGCATTTGCAGCAGCTACTTTAGCATCATGAACAATTTCGCTATTTGAAACTGCATTGCCGATATAGGTCCAGCCAAGGGTAATGCATTCGTTTTTGTTCAAAGGTTGGCCTTGGAGGGAATTAACTTCAGCGATTAAAGCTATTCTATCAGACTCTAATACTAGTGCCCCACCGTTACCTAGAATGTTAGTAACTTCTATTGCAATACCTTCAGCGCCAACTGTGCGGGTGAAGGTAACATTAAATGTGTCACCATCCGCTTCATCTGAGCGTAAGGAATTATATTGGAAAGTGGTTCCACCTTGATAGTGATAAGCTTCTAACAAGTTATGTGAGTGTGCAGGAATCATATGTTATTACTTACTTATCTCGAGTTGAATAAAATACAATAAGAGTAAATAAAAAAAATGGAAATAATAAATTACAAAGGTATTATCACTATAGACAATTTTATTACCCCAGAAGAAAATAAAGTTATTACATCCACGTTTGATCCAGTTGTAGCTGATTCTATGTCTTACTATTGGCGTTTACTTATTAATGGTAATCTAGTAACCCCTTTAAGCTTAACTAGTAACAAAGGATTCTATCAACAAATTTCTACTATACCAGTTGTGGCCGTTAACTTAGCATTGTCTGACATTATTACAAGAATTACAGATATAGTTTCTGCCCCTAAGCTTAAAGTAGAAGCTTGTGGTATTGAGAAGCATATCGAACCAATTCCTTATTATTCAGATAGTGAATGGCCTGCGTTAAAAGAGAATCAGTTTTTAGGGGTACCACTCTCCGGTACAGACAATAGCGCGTATGTAAATTATAATGATAAGTGGGTATCTAACTATGTAGGCACTCGCCTGTATAGTAGTCATATTTTCTTAAACGATGACTTTGAAGGCGGTAATATTACTTTCCCGCAACACGAATTTGATGTAGCTCCAAAAGCTAATCGCTTAGTACTTTTCCCGAGCAACCATAACTACGTTCATGGAAGCCGTCCAATGAGCAGTTCAAGACGTATGCTTACTACTTGGTTTGAAAAGTATGCTTGAGTAGTCAGGCTTTTCTCGTAACGCTAAATGCAAGTCGTCGGTGTTTTTAGTAAAGTGACCTACAACAGTGTCACTCTTAACTACATAACCGTTTGTAATAAACTGCACCCCGCCTAGGGAAATTGTAGAGTTGATCCAAAACGATATTTGCTTTTCGGTAATAGTGGGGTAATAGCGTTCTATTTGTAAAGGGTTAGTGACAAACATTATACCGCCTGACACTAAGACTTCATACGCTTTTTTCATATAGACCGCTGGGTCGTATAGTTTATACAAATCAGTTATCATTACAAAACCAGCCGAGTTAGGAGCTAGTTTAAATATGTCTTCATTAGCTGCAACACTATAACCTTTTATCTTGCTCCAATTAAGAGCCATCTTCATCAAGTACTCATCGTGCATCGTTACGCTGTAATCTATTATCCATTTACGTAGCACTGGATCTCCAGAAGTGTTCTCTGGGTGTAGGTAGTAAATGTATAATACTTCATTAATATGATGAATGTCACCATGAATCATACTCCGGCACATTAAGTCTCCATCATCGCAGGCTTTTAAAGTAATATCATGTCCGCCTATACTTCGGTAAAAGTCTTTACGCCACACTCTAATATGATTTGGTGCCCACCACTGCCAACTAAAGTTGCCAGGGTATGGAGGATAAGCTATATTAATAGCACAATCTTTACCCTTGTAGTTAAAAGTACTGCACCTCCACCCGTAATCTGGGCCCCAGGTGTAGGGTTCGTTATTATATAATACTAAATTATTAGAATATATAAAATCTCCTTTATCTTTATTTTCTATTAACTTTTCAACACAATTAGGTAGTAGCTCGTCATCATGGTCGACTTCTGCAAGCAGTTCGCCTTTGCCTTGCATAAACCCAAAGTTCTTAAGGGCACCGATGTTAAAGTTAGAATCAGTGTAAGGTACTATTCTTATCCACTCTTGCTGTGGTATGACGGATATATCCGCGTCATTGTTAGGTATAATAACCCATTCGAAACGTTTATCAGTTTGTGCTGCTATGGACTCATATAAACGAAGTAATTTCGTGGTTTTATGAGTAGGAGTTATTAAGGATACTATAGGTTCCATTGTTACCATTTTCCTACTGGGCAATGAGCAGCTGCAATACGGACTTTAGTCTTCATAGCGCATCCGCATTTACTACAAACGCATTCTCTTTTAATATCTTTGACATTAGCCTCCTTAAGAAAGAACTCACAATCCCAGCACAGATCCCAGCGAGTCTTAATAACATCTTCTGGAGCTAATATCTGACCTCTAGCAACTGCTAATTGAAACATATCTTTAGCAGTACCAACTAAATTAAAAGCCATTTCCTTAAGAGATGGAAGCTCGAGAGAAGCAGAAAGCGGTTCCGTATTAGTGCTCATGCATTAAAACTTTTTAACAAGTTCTAAACAGTAGTATTCGTCTGTAACTCTGTTTTTAGTAATAAAATGCTTCTCAATAACTGCTCCATCCAGTTGAGTGTTCTTTAATATATTGAACACGTCTTTTACGGTAGTAAGAATTGGCTTACCGTTAACATTAAACGACGTATTGAGTAGTACGCCTACCCCGGTTCGCACTTCCATCTCAGTTAACAGATCATATATATAAGGATTTTGTTCTCGAGTAACAGTCTGCACCCGTGCAGTATTATCAATATGAGTAATTGCTGGTAGCTTCTCTCTCCATTCTTCTCTTACCACTGGTGCAAATGTCATCCACCGAGACTCATCTTCCCATTCAAAGTATTTAGATACATCTTGAAGACGTACAATAGGTGCAAACGGACGATACCACTCTCTATTCTTGACTTTTTTATTTAAGATATCTTTCATATCTTTTATCATCGGGTTACATATAATACTTCTATTGCCAAGACCTCTAGGGCCAACTTCTGATTGACCCCGAGCGATACCTATAATTTTCCCTGCTGCAATCTCTTTCACTACAGTATAAACATCAGTAGAGTTTACGTAGTAGTTACTCGTATTAATATATTCTGGTAGCATACTAATATCTAGCAATGGAAGACCGGCATAAGTCACATCGACTGGCTCAATTGGTTTAATATGATTTAATAGCATACCCACTGCAAGACCAGAGTCATTAGGTACCGGACCGACAAACACTCTCTTATCTAACTCTTTTTTAATGCGTGTGTTAAGTAAGATATTTAAAGCGCAGCCACCAGTTAAGCAAATAGGTAAATGTTTGTATATATCTATGTTAACTTTAGTTGATACTATATTTAAAAATACATTCTCCCAAGCGCACTGCAAAGTAGCAGCAACGTCGTAAGCAATTTGACCGCTTAATCTCTGGGTATTATTTAAAAACGGTATACCGGTAGCATCTTGTAATAACTGAACAATAGGGGTATGATTATAATGACCATGCATGTTACACGCCCATACAAACTTTTCAAACATAGGTAACCATTTTATATTAACCGTACCATAAGAAACTAGTCCCATCACTTTACCTGGATAAACTAAATGTCCTTCTTGAAGAGCCTGAAGCTTTATATCTTCTAAGTAGTGCCCTATAATCATATAAGGAAAGCCAAAATCTAAATTAAAGTTAAACACCTGTTCAAGACCTCGACTCCGTTCTCCGTGATATACATTGAACGTACCGTCATTACCACCGCCGTCAAAAGATATTATTAACGCTTCTTCGTACGGAGATTGATAAAAGCTACCGCCTGCGTGACTTAAATGATGCTTAGTTGTTATATAGTTATCAGCTTCAATTAAACAATTAATATCATAAGGTACCCCGTTGATGTTAATCCGAGTATCGCCAATACTAATACAGTTTTCAAATTTAGAAAAACCAGTGTAGCTCTTTATGTAGTCAAGTACTTGTTCTAGTACGAAGAAAGGGTAACGCGGTACTTTGTATTGAGTTAGCCCGCTATTTTTATAGCCTAGAAAACGCTCTACTTCTAGTACTAGTAGTATTTTTCCTTTATGCTCGACTGCAAAAGTGCTATTGTGCGAACCAGTAAATGCGATGTTTGCCATAAATTAATATCCAGCTATTTTTAAACACTTATTATAAAGTTCGTAATCTTCTCTATTAAGTTCGATTAATTTTTGTCTCAAGTCAGACGGTATTTCATACTTTTCTTGATAGTTAGTTTTAGTAGGGTTCACATTGTGATTATTGTAAGTTTTAAAAACAGACATATTTGTGCCCATAATTGAATCATAACGCGCTATTTCTTTATTGAAATGCTCTGATATGCCTATAAACTTAAAATTATCTAGCGGTATGTTTAACTGATCCGACATAATATTGCTGCTGTATGGCCTTGTAGCAAAATATTCTAAACTTACTGAGTCATATTTTCTATGTACTTTTGCTATGTTACCATAACGACTTGGGTCTGTGAGTAGGTAATAGTAATAAGATGAAATTAACCTTTCAATAGGATCTCTTATCCATGTTATATATGCCGCGTCTGGGTAAATCGGTTTAAACTTATCCGCTTTGAAATGCCCCGTAATAAGCTTTGCAGTGGGGTTTGGCTTCAAGGGAACAACACCAGGCAACCCTGGTCGTTCATTAATAAACTTACGATCGGAATGATTATTCCAACCATGAGATTCAACCACTATAACTTCTTCTTGTTTTAGCTTTAACTCTGGTATTAATAAGTTTTTAAACGTAGTACCAGCAGTCTTAGGTATATGTACAAAGATAAGCACGTTAACACTTACCTATCTTAAACTAAACTGCTACTTACGAGCCGAGTTTAAACTG